TGTACGAGTGGATCAGCTTTTGCTGGGCTGCTTAGTATCAGAGCTAGCAGGAGCAGACTCTTTTTCATCTTTCTTTTCCCTCTTAAAAGGTATATCTTTGTTCGAAGAAAGACTAAATTCAAGTGTGAAGATCTTGATGATTTCAATCTTTAGATTTATGTTCACTATGATCTTCCTTTATCTGCAATACAACGTTCACCTTCTGATTCAATCGAATAAGATCGTTATCCAACATACGGACACGATCAATTAACGCAATTAAAATTACATTTGTTTCGCCAATCAATGGCATTAGTTTATCTGTTACGAACTTATAGATGAACCACACAAAATAACCCATGCCGACCGCTGCGACAATTGGAAATCCATATTGTTTTACCAGTTCTGCAATTATTTGTGGATCCATTAATCTTTCCGAGCATCGTTCTTCCCGTCTGCTCGTGCGATTCTGTCAAGATCTGGCTTCAGACCAAGAGCGGAACTTACAACTGCATCAACGCGAATAATATCATGGTTCATTGTCTTGACTCGATTGTCAAGCCCCATAATAATACCCTGCATTCCCTTGATTGCCTTTACGACACTCTCAAGAATGTAGTTGATAACGAAGTAAACGAAAACCCCACCGAGCAAAGCTGCTGCGATGGGGAATCCGACATCACCAATAAGTTTGAATATAGTATCGTAACCCATAGGACTATTTATACTATTTCGTGACTGATGCGCTACACTTTGTACAAATGTTGTTGTAGGCTCTGTCGATGGTCTCGACGTGCTTCTCGCTGTGCCACATTTCGCTCAGTTCTTGTTCGAGAATGTTACCAAAGATATAATCAAAGTTATAATCATTACAACAAAGGATTGCATCGCCGTTTGAGTTGACGCTTAGCCACTCGTAGTTTCGATCGCCCCAATTGTTACAACCAACGACCGTACGATTCTTCATACGATCCTTCATGTATTCTTCTTCGGTAATATACTGACCGATGAGGCCAGTACGATCGATCAGATCAGACTTCTCTACGTCAAATTTAGGAAATAGCTTCGTAGCAATATCTACTTGCTTCTGATGTTCACCTGTCTGCATGTCAAGATCGATGCCAAGCTCTTCAAACTTCGGACCCTTCTTCAAAGATCCTGTCTTAAACGACAGTTCGTTGACACCGTTGACAATCAGTTTCACTCTGCCTGCAAGCTTACGAGTCACAGGATGATCATGCAAGTTTTTAAGATTGGCCATGACATCATCGAATCGTTTCGCAGGAAATCCTGATCGTTTCGACCAGACTTCGGCATTCTCATAAGCAGGAATGTTCAGTGCGATTTCTTGAATGACAGAAGGCACATACTTGTTGATGATGTCGAGTTTTTCTGGTGTGAGATTTACACCATTACTCAGAATGAAAGTCTTCAGACCATAGTGCTTTGCTAACTCGAGCAGCTTCTCGAAGTCTTTGTAAAGCAGCACTTCACTGTAGTGTGTGGTCAGAAAGAGCTCGAAGTCTGGGCTGACTACACCATTCGGTGTCTCTCGTTCGATGATAAGTTTTCGAAAGATCTTCTCGACATCCTCAATAGGCATCTGCTTCATGCCAGCTTCTGGCTGAGGAATGTACTTGACAGGACAATACCAGCATTTGGCATTACAGAACCCAAAAAGGTCGATAGCCAAACGCTGGATCTGATAGGCTTTTAACCTAGAACGAATAAATGTAGACAAAATTCACCTCACAAAAAACTATAGTAAGGTTATTTATTCAGCATTTAGGAACAGCTCGTCAAACTTCTTTAGCCACATCGCTTTAAACGCAGGGTTTTCAGCGCGCTGAGATGCAACGAGAACGTTCTTTAAACGCCGTGCAAGGACAATATCAAACTTCATATAATAACTCCTACAATCAAAATACTAACAATAAAGGCATTGACAACAAACAGCGCCTTATCCTTGGCAACCACAGCTACGTAAGCCCAAAGTCCAGCACCGAAGATCGAAAGAATAAGATCTACGGCGTGGAACTCAAAGGCTCGGCACGATGCGGCGATAATGACACAGATGGTGCCGAGCCACTTGATGGCTTCAAGAAAATTAGTCACGCTGGTAATTCTCCAACAGAGTGAAACCGAACGAAGCGCAGTAATAAAGCTGACCGTTATATTCGAGGATGTCACCTACTGACATCGAAGAAACAGTAGATGTTACCTTCTGCACTTTGTCACTGTTCCAAAGGTTCATGTACTCGAAAGCTTTTTCCAAATCGCGAGTATCAACAGTAGCAACATGAGTGTAGTACTGGAAGTTCTCAGCTTTAAATTTGCCTTCGAAACTACGATCGAAGTAAGCCTTGATACGATCGTTAGTTTCACCGTCATTGATCATGTCGATCTCGGCGTTGGTAAGTTGGATCTGATAAACCTTAATCATTTTTTTCTTCCTTCTTGATTATAGTTCCACCTTATATTGTTTTCGAAATAATGTACACAAAAAAACGCACTCAGAACAAGTCCGAATGCGTTTTTTTCAAAAAGATTTTAGCGATCTGTGGTAGGAAAGCTTTCTGCGAAGCGTTGGTCGCCGTGGCTGTGCCATGTTCCTTTGACCTGAACTCGCAGATACATGTTGTTACGAGCTCCATATTCATAGATCCATGATAAGACACTCGGCGTTATTTCTTTGCCAGTCTCTCGTACCTCAAGATACGTTCCGCCTTCCCAATCGCGATGCGTTAAGATAACGCCTGAGAGATCTGGTCGAAACCATTCTGGAAATACCTTCTTATCATCGAGCATCCATGAGCAGAAGTAACTCTTACATGTTTGTGGGCGAAACTCGTAGATAGTACACGTGGTTCCAAAAAAGTGACATGGCCTACCAGGGAACATTTCATGTCCATTGATATTTGCACTCTGCCATCCTTCGCAACATGCAGTGCAGTCACCGCATTTACGATTCATTACATTTGTCGTGACTCTATTCGTTGCCATTTTTGGTTGGATACCTCTGATGATACGAGTCTTCGATATTCTCTCCGAAGAAATCGATATCAAGTTCGTTGAGTTCCTTGACAAGGCGATAGCCAAAATAGGAAAGGATTCCTACGACTGCGATGCCAGCAACTCCAGCTACGACCTTCTTATTATCCATTTTCTTTTAGCCAGTTTAAGATGTTTTCTGGAGAAGTCTCACCGTATGGATCTTCTCCGGCATTGTCTTCCATGCCAGGTTCGATGAACCACTTCTCGATCTTACCGTTATTGACGATGCATGCATAACGCCATGAACGTTCGCCAAAACCAAGATTGTCCTTGGCGACACTCATCTTCATCTTATGAGTAAACTTGGCAGATCCGTCAGGAATCATCTTGACTTTCTTGATCTTCTGCTGCTTAGCCCAGCAATTCATTACAAAGGCATCGTTGACAGATACACAAAGAATGTCATCGATACCCAGTTCCTTGAATGCCTTGAAGTTTTCTTCGAAGCCAGGAAGTTGGTATGTCGAGCAAGTTGGAGTGAATGCACCAGGAAGTGAGAAGAGTACTACGCGCTTCTTGGCAAAGTAGTCGAACGAAGTCTTATCTTCCCAACGATACGGATTATTTCCTCCAATCGACTCATCGCGGACGCGAGTCTTAAACACGACGTTAGGAACAATTTCAGGAAGTTCCTGAGTGTTATCATCATACTTGTTCCATGAACGTTTAACTGAAATTGTTTCTACCATAATTATTCCTTACCAATGATGGATTGCATTTGCAATCAAAAAGATATTTGCTATGATGGCTTGTACGATGAAGAGAGTTCGGATCAAAGCGACTTTATCAGACTCGCGATCACATGAACTTGCTTTTTCACCTAAGGCTTTTGCCCAAATACGCCACATAACTAACTCCGTGAATAAAGGCGAAGTGGGAGGATTCAGTTGTACCTCCATGACCCAGTCAATTACTATCTGTAATCTCAGCCAACGACTCGTTTCTGGTTAAGAGGAGTACCACTCCCCGAGTCTACCTTATCCCCACTGACGAGGGGATTATTCAGTCACACTTCTTACAGCCTCCGTCGAGGCCGATATCGATTAGAACCTTAAACCAAGTCCTACAAGTCCAGCATGTTGACCAACGTCACCATCGAAATCGGTATAACGATATTCGACTTTACCATAAACTGGACCAAATAGATTGGCTTCAACACCGCCTCCTACACGGAGACCTTCAAGTTCAGCAGTAGTAGTCTGCTTCCAGTTGGTATAACCAACCTTTGCATATACAAGAGCCTTATCAGCAACTACATAACCAAGACGAGCTGATGCACCGATGTTACGACGATCAAAGACATTGTCGAGTGTGGCTTCTACGCCAACTACAACGTTCTTATATAGCTCAGCATCGAGACCAATGCCTGCGCCGTACGCTACCTTTGTGGTATCTACACCGGCGGTAACGTCGTCTAGACCTGCAGTCACTTCTGCACGAACACCCGCAAAATCATTTGCCATTGCTGGTGTAGCTACAAACGCCGCTGCAGCGGCAAGAGGAATCATATACTTTTTCATATTTTTACCTTTTGTTATTAATGTGGCCGGCAGTTTCAGACGTGCCGAGGTCTATTGAATGTAGTGGCTACTGAGGTGTCGTCTCGCTACGGACGGTAATTTCGCTCTTTACGTTCCTATCTATCCCCAATCGCTTGGTCGCCACAGGAACTTCCATTACATTCAAACTTGGAGTCGGGCGTGGATTTGAACCACATTTGTCTCAAGGAGGCATCTCCTATCTTGACAGCGCCATGCTATACCCAACAAAACTGGCTCCCTAAGAAGGATTCGAACCTCCGACCAATTGATTAACAGTCAACTGCGCTACCGCTGCGCCATTAGGGAATAAACTTTATTTTAGATCTTTTAATTCTTGATTGATATACAGCTTAGCCGCATTCATGATGGTGCGAATCGCTGCTTTCTCGGCAGGAGTTGCACCTATCCCTTGAACGAAAAGATTGACATTAATCGATTGCTCACCTGGGCCATTATCCTCGTCGAGGACATGCTCGCTGATATGCATTTCAACTTTCTTAATCATAATATAATCCTATTTATATGCTGTTGCTATCTTTGTTCATTGACATCTGATCAAGCACTCGCTGTTCTTCTTTCAAACGAGCAGCTTTGGCTGCAGGAGTTTCGATTTTCTTTGCGTTATGCTGATCGCGTTCTTCGTCAGTCATCTTGTTTGTCATATCAAGAATGATATTAAACAAACGATTGAACTCAGAAGAGTTAGGAAAGTAGCGTTGAACTGATGCGAAGCGATTTTCAGCCATAGTCAAATAATCAGAATTAGTCATTACAATCTCCATTTCTTATTATTCAATCTACAACATAATGCATAATTTGTACATGTTTATTTCCACCAAAGCGCGCTTTTTGGATAATCTGCTGGTTTAAGAACATACCATACAGACATCGTATATCGATAATCTTTTTGAATATGACTTACGCCGTGTCGAAGATTGTGTCCATTAAATCCAACCATTTTTCCTTGTTTCGGTTGAACGCTGGTATATTCAGCAGCTTCGATGTAAGTGTTTCCACCTTCATATGTATCATTCAAATACAGCACTGTTGTAAAAGAACCAAAGTCTCCTGCTCTTGCATCAAAGTGAGCAACATGTTCTGTCTCTGGAGATCTACGTTCTATCTGAACTCTTTGAACTAAGAAATTCTCATCGATAGGTTCTAAGATTTTGGTTAAAATGTTTTTGATATAATCGTTATATGGAAGACGATCATGACGAGATACAACAGTTTTAAAAACATAGTTGTATCCTTGACTCAGCGGAATAGAACATGTTTCGTAAAAACGAATAAGTTCTTGACACTCTTCAGAAGTCAGAACATCATCTAAGATTGTCACTTCGTCTTTAAACATACACAACCTTCAATGGTGCCCTCGGTAGGATTCGAGCCTACAACCGTTTGATTCGTAATCAAGTGCTCTATCCAGTTGAGCTACGAGGGCATGGTACCCGATGACGGGATTGAACCGCCGACCTTATCCGTGTAAAGGATCTGCTCTACCGCTGAGCTAATCGGGCATTAAACTTGGTACTCCAAGAGGGACTCGAACCCCCACGCTTGCGCACTAGTTCCTAAGACTAGCGTGTCTACCATTCCACCATTGGAGCATAAATGTATTGGGATCTTGTGTTTTGCTGCTCATAGGTGAGATTTAACGGCTATTGCCAGCAGTCCACATTCAGCGGGTTCCCTATTCACTCCGCTTAGTCCCAATCTCTGGTGCCTTCGGACGGATTCGAACCGCCGACACCTGGTACTTCAGACCAGTGCTCTACCAACTGAGCTACAAAGGCGAGTGGCTTCCTAAGTGTGCCTTGATACATTACGTCCGGACGCTGTATCTTCCCAGATAGTTAGTTGCTCATCGCGAACAGCAACGCTATCACTTTCGCTATGTGGTTACCCACGGGGTTCAGCAAAGGAAGCCTAGATTGGTGGAGGATAGCGGGATCGAACCGCTCACCTTCTGCGTGCAAGGCAGACGCTCTACCGAATGAGCTAATCCCCCAATCTTTTTAAACACGATCTTAATATTCGAAATTTTATATATTTCTGCTAGCAATAATTCTTTGCCCTCGAATGCCGCTCTGTTTTCAGGCGTATCGGGCATAAACATTACACACTCTGCAGATTCGCTTCTCATATTCAGATCCTAACTTGGTGACACAGGATGGATTCGAACCATCGACTGATGGCGTATGAGACCATTGCTCTACCACTGAGCTACCGTGCCGTTATTCTGGTGCGGACGGAGAGAATCGAACTCTCAACTACTGGGTGGAAGCCAATCACGTTACCACTACGCCACGCCCGCTTTATTCTGCTACTCATTTATCAGACCCGCGAGTTGTGCGAAGTCACCTCTGACCCGAAGCATCAGTAGGAGGTTTAGTAGCTAACCTATTTAATATCTGGTGCCCCCACGAGGACTCGAACCCCGGACCTGATGATTACAAATCAACTGCTCTACCAACTGAGCTATAAGGGCAATAATGGTCGGGAATGTAGGATTCGAACCTACGGCCTCCTGCTCCCAAAGCAGGCGCGCTACCAGACTGTGCTAATCCCCGTTATGTTATCTATATATACAAATTGGATGCCCTCCTAGGGCTCGAACCTAGATTGACGGAGTCAAAGTCCGCTCTCTTACCATTAGAGGAAAGGGCATTACAAATGGTGGGCCAGTGAGGTATCGATCCTCCCCCGCGAACGGACAAGATTTACAGTCTCGCTGCCAGAGCCACTGGCTTTACCGACCCAAAAATGGTAGACCATGTAGGATTCGAACCTACGACCTAAGGATTAAGAGTCCCGCGCTCTACCAACTGAGCTAATGGTCCATAAAATTAAAACTGATACATTACCCAATAGTATGCTACTGCGCCACTGGACCAAGTCACTTTACTGCCTCTGTACTTTTTGTTCGGTACAAGAGGGGACTTTGGTAATGGGAGTAAAATCCAATCTTCGTATTTCATAATATATCTTTCAAATTGGTGAACGATCTGGGGTTCGAACCCAGGACACACAGGTTAAAAGCCTGTTGCTCTACCTACTGAGCTAATCGTCCATTAAAATTTAATGGATGTAGATCCGATGACGATCAGAATCTACAGGAGCGCCAACTACACGTCGCTCGATGTAGTAATGCTGGATGAACTGATCACCGTCACGCGTGTATACACCATAAGCAGTACGTGCTTCTTCTTCAGAAGCGTACACACCCAGCAGGATCGAACCTTCGTAATCCCATTCACCTAATAATACAAATATTTCCATATCACATCTCCACAATTTCAAATCGAGCATCAAATGCATTATCCAATGCTGCAACAAATTCATCATAATCAGCACCTGCTTCTTCGCAGGCTTTACGCATCAACCGAACCATGTCGGCAATCATTTCTTCGCGGCTGAGAATCATAATCATTTCCTTTAGCTTATTATTCATACTACCAAAGATTTGATAAAATGTACACTAAAAAAACGCATCAAAGTAAAAATAAATGGTGGGGATAGTGAGGGTCGAACTCACACTGGAGGCATTTTAAGTGCCCTGTCTCTGCCGTTGGACTATATCCCCATGGGGTGATCGACGGGTATCGAGCCCGCAACTCCGGATTCACAATCCAGCATGTATCCATTAACACCTCGACCACCATAAACTGTTATCAGACCCCGCCGATTGCACGGCACCTCACGACACCTGCATACGCACATACCGTCTGATATTGCCCTAGTATTACCCTCAACTTGGTGTGGAACAGTCCCCGCTGCTCTGTATTACTGTTTGCTCGATGGGGTTACATGAGGTCGGCCTCATCTCTTTTCTATGCAAACAAACCACGCAATCTGGCGGAACGTCAGGGAGTCGAACCCTGTCAACCCATTACGGGTTGTACGCATTAGCAGTGCGTTGCATTACCGTCCTGCCCACGTTCCTAAAACTTGGTAGCCCGAACGGGTTTCGATCCCGCTTCTCCGCCGTGAAAGGGCGGTGTCCTAGCCACTAGACGACCGGGCCATTGGAGCGGAAGAGCGGATTCGAACCGCCGACCATCTCGTTGGCAACGAGAAGCTCTACCACTGAGCTACTTCCGCATTAAAATTGGAGGAGGGTGATGGCATCGAACCATTTACCTTTCGGTAACTACAGTTTTCAAGACTGTGTGAGGAGCCAACCTCAGCACCCTCCATTGGTGCGTCTAGTAGGCTCCGACCCTACGACCTCACCCTTATCAGGGGTGTGCTCTACCAACTGAGCTATAGACGCAAACAACAATGAGAAAGAACAAACTGGCGAAGGTGGGGGGAGTCGAACCCCCGCTTGCGGTTTTGGAGACCGCCGTGCTACCGTAACACTTCACCGACATAACTTGGCGATCTAGAAGGGACTTGAACCCTCGACCTCTCGCGTGACAGGCGAGTGCTCTGACCAACTGAGCTACTAGACCAACGAACTCTTATTTATACCCTTCTACACGATTCACGCTTAATTGTACACAACTATTTTTAGTTTAAATGACGTACAGCGTGATCAGCAGCATGAGTAGCAGCAAAAGCAGAAGGCTTGATCTTGGCATCCATACCAAGTGAACCCCTTACCCAACCAAGCGCTTCTTTGACAGCAACATTTGACTTGTGATTTGGGTTTGGATTGATGTCCAAATGGATCTCGAAGTGACGATCGCCGATTACATCAATAATCTCTGTAGCAGTTGAGACAGCAAGCTGCACTTCCATTAGTAGACGCTGTTTCAAGTTACCATAGTCAGGCATGTCGACAGATGTGTGGAACAACCGTCCACCTTTCTTTGAATCCATGTGGATAATTATCACAGTAGAATACTTGGCATACCACTGCTTATTCTTTCGAAAACGAATCGAGTCACAACCAATATAGACTGATGAACTCTGACTCGAATCTAGGATTGCTTGCTTTGCTTCTTCAATCATATTACGTACTCAAAAATGGAGTCACGGGCGGGATTCGAACCCGCGGCTTTACGGATTTGCAATCCGTTGCATTGGACCACTCTGCCACCGTGACTTAATTATGGATGCTTCCAAACAACCTTGCGTTGTGATTTTGCAATCCGCTTTTCTTCTTCTTCGCGCTCGTAGAAGTTTATCCAACTATTATACTTAGTCATCGCGGCTTCTTTTGCAAGTTCTAAAGTTGGAAAGGTATCGCTTTTTGTATATGGAGTGTGCGTATAATGACTTATAAGACCCCAATTATCCAGAAACGGCAAGAAACGAAAAGTGTTAATCGCATACTCAGCGATAAACCCATCCTTCTCATTGCCACGAACACGTACTTTTACACCGTAAGGAACTTTCTTAAACATATCAATTCTCCATAATAAAAACTGGTACTCCCGAAGGGATTCGAACCCCCAACCTAGCCCTTATGAGGGGCCAGCTCTACCGTTGAGCTACAGGAGTATGGTGCGCCGTGCAGGACTCGAACCTGCTGCCTCAAGATTAGAAGTCTCGCGCTCTATCCAGATGAGCTAACGGCGCATTAACTTTAAGCTATTCGGTTGATCCTGTGGAGGAGTGCAGCAACCTTGAATAGCTCTACAGAAACGTCGCGTTCCGACTCTTCGGACTTGACAAGCATGTCCTTATAGTAGAACAAAGCGTTCTTGATGAGTGGCATGTCTGACGGAGCAAACGTACCACCTTTCGATTCTTTCACCATTACTTCGACTCCATCAACCAGTTATTAGCTGTGTCCATCCAATCGAGTGCTTCGGCTGGAAGAGATTCGCCTCTACGCTTTGCGTTAAGAAGTTCGCAGAATGTAACTTCTACTGCCTTCGGATTTTCCATCGTAGGAAATGCAAACAATTCAACTTCCATAATCACCTCCGTAGTATACTATATATTCGATTTATCGTGCGGTGTAGTCATAAACAGTGAAATGAGTCGCATCGGCAATCAGACAATCTTGCATCGCGCGATGGTACGAGCGAGTATAAGTAGTCTTATCTGGGCGAGACATTTCGCGGCCGACAGAAACGGTGCGAGGGCCACGATAGCGAACACGGATAGTAGTACCGGCGGCACGATAAGCAGCGCGGACTTCTTCGAGTTTTGCGATCGGAATCCAATAGGCTAGAACGGGGTAATAGTTTTGACCGGTCGCGAAGGCAGGTACGCCATACGTGAATTCGATTTGTTCAACGGTAAGAGTCATAATATATTCCTTTCAACTGATAATATCATCTTACACCGGTTTCGGATTATTGTACATGTTTATTTTCGCATTTAGCAATTCTTTTGCTCTTTTTTGTACCCACGGTTCGAATGGCAAATGTGTACCGGTTGCACCAGACCAATCGGCGAAGGCCTCGTCATAGAAGCCGATATCTTTCCTCTGCTTCTGCAACTCGACCAACTCATCGGCCCATACTTGCCACTTTCCATCGTCAACGACATTCTCATCCATTACATAGTAGAGATAGGAATGTATCAGCATCTGAGTACGACGCTGCCTGATCTTCTCAGACAGAGTCTGTATCTCATTGACCATCGGATCTTCGACGGGTGCAAAGAAGTCGTCGAGAGTGGCCATTATTCAGACAGCCACCGTGAGATCGATCCAAACTTGAGTTCGAAGCGATACTCGAGAATCTCGAGGCCGTAAAAATCGAACTCGCCTTCGGAGATACCTTCGGCATCGGCGATGATTTCGATAGCACGCTCACGCGTAGCACCTTCGACGATCTGCATCGTCTCTTTGACACGAGCAACAAACTCATCAAAGTTACGAGCTTGCTCGACTTGCTGCTGCTCGAGCTGCTCGTCGAGCTTATTGCAGAGGAAGTCGTAGTCATCTTGGAATTCTTCAAGATCACGAAACTGCGCATAACGAGGACGACTGCCATACACGTCCTTGTAAAGGTCCGAGTAGATGTCACCATCCTTAGAGTTGGTGAGAACGTTAATGTCCGAGAGAGTAAGCATGTCAATATTTCCTTTCATCATCATATACCCAGGATACCCTGTTTTCGAAATAATGTACATGCTAAAATACGCCCAGAAATTAATCTGAGCGTATTTTTTTTAAAAACTTTAGGAGTTATTAGTCGTTAAGAGCTGCTAGCTTCTCTACAACTTCGTCGATGGTATCGAGAATGGTATCAGAACCACGGTCGTCGACAGTACGAATCATGACCTTACCACGATGCTCAACCACACCAATCAAGAGATCGACATTGACGAGATACTTACCGCCAGTCTCATTGATGAACTCTACGAATTTTACATGCTTGCTCATTTTTTTCTTCCTATATTATATTTTGTCACGAGACTCCATTCATTTTTTTCTTTGAATGGAAGGATCTTAATTTGGTTCAATGGAGTCTGAGGCTCTGTGATCTTTTCTTGATCAACAACAGCGATCAATCCCCAGTCGGAGAGAAGTTTGACTATTGTATTTCTTCGACCTTTGTCTTCTTCAGAGAAGTCTGAAGGTTTACCGTCAAGAGCAAAGAGCTCTTTGAAATGGACGATATAATATTTGCCTTGTTTGTGTAGGATATGGCAAGACTGATAAAGAGTCTTGTCCTTACGAGAAGCCACACCGATACGAGTCAGAGTTTCACGAACTTTTAGGAAATCATCCTCTTCGCCGAGCCTCACTTCAATTAAACTTTCTAAAACACTCATGTTTCACCCTTCTGAATCTTTTTCTTTATTATTTTTATATGTTCAGAGGAGAGGATATCAAGAGCTGCCTTGGCAGCACGGCGGTTATAACCGTAATACTCTGCAACCGCTTCGAGATCTCCATCCTTTTCTTTTTTCACCCACTTCGCAAAGCGTTTGCTAGGTCGTATGATATTTATCAAAAAAGAATATTGGAGTTTGTTATCGAGGTGATGGTTGCAGTTCATCATGTTTGCGGCATGGATACTATCCGCAAAGTAGGACAGAGAACGATTCGTTAGCCAAGGACTGTAAGTCTTCTCGGCGAGTGTGTCATTCTCCGTACCTTTCATCAGGTTCTTCTTGGTCGAGTTGATCGATGTCACGAAGTCGAATGCCTTCATCGCTGCGTCCTTTCATAATCACTTCAGCAGACTTATCAAAGAAGTCTGCACATTTTTCACAAATCTCAAGTTCATGAGTTCCGTCTAAAGTTTCTAAACGAAGCTCATGAAATCGAGCAGTCTTAGGATACTTATTCTCACAGACCGGGCAGGTTTTCTTTTTCCAAATCACAGAAACTCACAGTCAGCCATGATCTCGGTCAGACATGCCATGAGGTTGATCTCAGGATCTGCAGCGAATGCATTTTGATACTGGTACTTTGCGAGGTGTAGCACCAACTGAGGCATGCTACCCTTACCAATATGATCTTCGGCCTTATCGAAGAAGGCACGGAAGAATTCGGTAGGTTCAATGTCAGACTCTCCAAGCCACTTACGAACGGCTGTGAAGTTCTTATCCTTCATGTAACCGATCAGCTTGGCAAGAGCAGAATCCGAGAAATTCCTAAGAATCCCAGTGTCAATCCCGCCAGTAGCACTATAACGTTGGAGCTCATTAATAACACGTCGCCAATCTGGAAAGTGTGTCTTGATGACTTCAGCAACGACCGCTTTTTCATAAGAAACCGATTCAGTCTCGAGGATTCCACATACTCTTTGCATAAATTGTTTGGCAAGAGATGGGAGTTCCGACTTAGGAATCTTAAATTTGATAACCGAGCATCGAGAATGGAGCGGCTCAATAATCCGATCGACAAAATTACAAGTAAGAATGAATCCACAGTTTGCGCTGAATTCCTCCATAAAGTTACGTAAAGCTGGCTGAGTGGACTGAGGATTGAGATAGTCGGCCTCATCGAGGATTACCATCTTTCTGCCACCCATCAGGGACACAGAGCTAGCAAACTGAGAGATGTCGTTACGCAGCATGTCGATGTTACCATTCATCGAGCCGTTGATAACGATGTAGTCACATCCAAGCTCTTCACACATGGCTTTGGCCACAGTCGTCTTACCAACGCCTGCGGTGCCAGAGAGAATGAGATTAGGAATGT